TAAGGCTCCTGTATTCTTACTTGCTAGTCTTGTATCAAAATCTGCATTTGTTCTTGCTGACGTATAATACTTGTTGCTAGAACCTTCTGTTAAATTGTCTGTTGTTTTAGTACCTAATCTAGTATCCCATCTAGTGTCAGTGTAATATAAATTTGTGCCTTCTGCTAAAGCAGAGGTTGTGTGATTAGCTATTGACGATGCTGTGCCTGTAAGTGTACCAGTAATACCACCTGATGCTTGAAGTGTAGTAAATTTACCTATTGCTGGTGCTGTTACACCAACTGTAGTACCATCGATGGCTCCGCCACCTATATCAACATTGTTAGATACAAAGTTAGTTACATTAAGATTAGTTAAACTTGATATTGAAAAATTTGAGATTGAAGCACTTGAAAAATCAACTTCACTTGCACCAGAAAATTGCCATTTGCCTGAGCCACTATCATTATACAGCATACTTGCTTGTATTGATCCTGATTTGTCAATTTCAATCCCTGCTGTTGTTAACGACCCTTGATTCTTGTTAAGTGTGATAGTGCTGTCACCAGTCGTTAAGTCAGTAGTAGTAACTTTGAGTGCCTCATTGTTAAACTCTACATCGCTTGAGAATGTTAATGTTCCTGTGGTTCTTCTAGTGGTTCTGCCCATAACTTGTTCCTTCGTAATTATTTACCATCTTAGGAGAGCATAAAAGAAAAACGCCCGACATAAAGCCGGGCGTTTTGAATAAAGTAAAACTGTAATATATCTCTTAGATAAAAGATAAGTTACCTGAATTTACGTTAATTTTTGATAGGTAGTCACCTGCATTACCTAATGAAGATGCTGTGTTTGATAATTCTACATAACCGTATCTTGTCATGAATGACACTGTAGGTTCAAATGTAGCTGGATCAATTACAACGCCTGAGCTCATTAGTGGAATGTAAGGACAATAGAATGCTGGAGAATCTACTTCACCTGCACCTTTGTAACCTACAAGAATTGAAGTTCCGTCTGAAGCGTATGAGTTTACGTATATTCTCATTGCACCGTTAAGTGTACCAACCATTTTAGTGTTAGTTGGTGCTTCAAATGTACCTTCTGTAGTTCTTGCAAAAGCTGAAGTTGTTGCTGACTGAAGAACTGTTAAAGCGGCTGGAGACATAACTGCATAGTTACCTGCGCCTCTTCTTGTTCTCTGTGCAATTCTGTTAGCTTCTCTGTTGATTAAAACTGCCAAAGCGGCGTGTTTGTCACCAACGAAAGTTGCTGTACCAGATACTGCTGATTGGTCGTAGTCAGTACCGGCGGCTGTAGCTAGAGATAATAGTGAGTTGATCACTTCTTGATCAATCTCAGCTGTAATTTCTTGTGCTAGTGCGGCCATGATTTCTGCTTCTACGTCTAAACCGTGCATTGCATTGGCATCTTGAGCTGACTCGAAAGTCCATCTTGCTGATAGTTTTCTAGTTTTAGCTTCAACTGTTTGTTTTAAAATTTGAATAGATAGCTTGTTTCCTGCTTTACCTTCCATAGTAGAAGTTCCTGCGGCTTTATCAGTCGTAGTACCTTCTTCTCCAGAATAACCTCTGGCAATTTTAGCTGGTGATAATGCTTCTTCGCCTGCTGTAACGCCTTGGTCTGTTTCTGCGTATCTAACTCTTAATGTGTGGATCTGACCCACTGGTCCTGTCATAGGTTGTACACCAACGATTTCGTTAGCGATAACTGTAGGCATAACCCTTCTGATTACTGGTAAAATAACTTTGTTAAGAGCGGCAACGTTACCGGCTCCTGTTGCACCTGCTGAGGCACTCTCTGCCAAATACTTCTGTGTGTTCTCTAAGATTACACCCATTGTATCTTTTTTTTGGCCTGAAAGACCTTCTAGCAATGCTGACTTAGTATCATTCCAATTTTCAGTTAATGTTTTTTCTGACATAGTATTAACTCCTTAGTCCTGCTAGTCTTTTAATATTCACGATATCGTTTGATTCGCTTCTATTATTAGATTGATTGATTATTCTATCACCAGTGTGTTCTGTAATGATGTTTGAAGTTTCTGCAACTTCAAATGTTTCATTTAACACGGCTGGCAAATATTTGTCAAACTGCTTTTTTAAATTAGCTGTTTGAACTGATTCAAGTAACTCCACCATGACTTGACGCTTGTCTTTTGATAACGGAGCGACAAGTTCTGCTAAAGTTTTTTCTCTAACCATTTTGTCCTCAGCGATTTTTAGTTTAGTTTCTGTTTCTTGAATTTCAGTATCTTTTTGTTCTACTGTTCCTTCTAGTTTTGAAATTGCAGATTGCTTATCAGTAATATCTGATTGCAACTTTTTAATTTCACCACTTTCTGAAAGATATGAACTCATATACTCACCTGCGAAAGCTTCAAACACTTTTCTACCAAAGTTGTTTTCTTTAGCAACTTTAATATCTTCTTTAAGTGTTGTCATTTCGTTTCGTAGAGTTGAGTTTACTGTCTTCTCTACAAGAGAAGCGGCTCTTTTGATGAAAGCTGATTTAGTTTCTTCGATAATTTTCTTACCTTCAGCAACTAATTTTACTTTTCTTTCAACTAGATCCTTCTTATCTTGATCGAATTCAGTTAGCTCTTTAGAGAGTTGTCTGACTACAAAGTTTTCTAACTTTGTAAATTGACCTTTAAGGCTATCTCTATCTTCTCTTAGTTCACCGACTTCTTTTACAAGAGCGTCAGTAATAAATTTGGACAGCATACCTGAATGCTCACCAACTGCTTTTTTGTAAGCAACTCTTTCTTTAACAACATTTGCTTTGTCTTCTGCAAATTCAGAAATTTCTTTCTTTAATGCATCTGACATCATGTTGTCCATTGCTTCAACAATTTGTGATTTATCATTCTCGTATCTCTGTGCAAACTCTTCTCTAAGTTCTGCTGAGATTTCCTCTCGAGTCTCAGACAGCTTTTTCTCCCAAGCTTCTTGGACTTGTGTCGTAAGCTCTTCACTTAAAACATTTGATCCAAAAATTTCTTTAATGTCTGCCATCTGAATCTCCTTACTTTTTGTTTAACTCACTTATTAGTTTTGTAATTTCTTTGGCCAAATACTTTTCAGCTTCCTTATCAAACAAACTTGCATGACTTAGATTGTGTAATTGTTGGCCACCCCTCATGTTCCATAAGCCTTCATAAATGGCTTTAGGATAGGCATCCGGGGCTGACGGTTGAGCAACAATGTCAACAGTGATGATTTCAAATCCTTGAACTTCACCGCTTTCATTTACGTTACCTGACCCTCTAGAACTTACACCTAGTTTTGCACCGCTATTGAGTAAAGTTTCTATAATCTTACCCATCGGCGTCGGCATTATTTTTAGTTTTCCAATACCATTAGGTCCATCCATCCAAATTTCTTCAATCATGTGTGAGACACGATCTAGATTTACTGTTAAGTTCTCTGGATGATCAGCTTCGCCTAAAACACTGTAACCGCCATCAATACGTGATTTGATGTTGCCTACAGCACTTGTGATTTCACTGACTGGATAAATCCTTTGGTTTTGATTTTTTACGCCACCTTGAATAAAAACACCTTTCATCTTTAGATGTTTATGGTCGTCTTTGCCTTCTGATAAAACTTCAATCTTTGCTTGATCAAAAGTTAATGCTTCATTTAATGGACGAATCATTCTAGGTTCCTCTTTATTCAACAATACTACTTGCCTGAAATTGTAGATTTAGCTTTTGCGTCACCGCCGTCTGCTTTAGCTACAGCTACAGTCGAAGTATTTGGTTCAGTTGTAGCACCCATGTCAGCTACTTTCGGTGCAGGTCTGCCTGCTTCGTCTTTACCGCCTTTAGCTATGTTTGATGCTGTACCACCCATATCGTTTTTAGACGCTACTGGTGATTTTGATTTTTCTGATCCATTTTTGTTAACTGTTTTAACTGGTGTCAATGATGCTTCTTCAATAGCTTCTTCTTTAGACTCTTCAGTTGCTTCAAATTCAACAGTTTCTTCTGCTGGCATTTCTACTTCCATTTCGTCCTCAGCTGGAGCTTCTTCTTCTGATTCTGCTTCTGCTTCGTCACCGGCCATAATTTTTTCGAATTTATCTTTCAGCTCTTCTAATGCATCTTCTAAATCGTCTACTTTGTCTTCAACGTTTTCGTGATCATGATCGTCGGCTTCGCCGTCTTCATCACCATCGTCTTCGTTAGTTTCTTCGTATTCGATCTCATCTGCGTTGTCTTCAGCTTCTTGTTTTAATTCGTTTTTAAGATCTTGTTCAGCGTCGCCTGTTTCGCCGCCTACTGTTTCCTCAACAGCATCATCTTTTGATTCTGTTGTTGATTCTTCTTCTTTTGATTCTTCTACTGCGTCTTCTGAATCAGTTGCTTCTTCTACTTTATCTTCTGTAGTTTCTTCAACTTTTTCATCTGCTGTAGAGTCTTCGTTTACAAGCTCTTCATGAATTGATCTAGCTTTTTCAACAATGGCGTCGTGCAACATAGCTTCTGCTTTGTCTTGCTCGCCATTCACTAGAAATTCTAAAACTTGCTCTAGTTTTGAACTCATTTCTGACATATCGATATCTCCTTATAAATTAGCACGTACTACTATTTTAATTGCTTGTATTTAACACAAATAGAAAGTTTCTTCTCTCAAACGGTGGGATATTGCTGTTTTTTTAAAAAAAACGACAATATTAGCTGAATAAAAGATCTTTTAGTTCTTAAACAGCTTGGTTAACATTATACATACGTGATACAAATTCAGCATTTTCTTGCTGATCTTGTAGACGTATTTCTCTTACTTTTCTCAACTTGTTTAGATGTTTTAAAGTAAGTCTGGTTTTTCTCGCTGATCCTATTTGAGCCGAAGAGTATTTGTCTTCTTCTGGAAAATAGTTTTCTTTTAGTTCTTTTATACGCATGATAATATTATTTAGTAAATAACTTTAAGAAAGGTTATATGATGAATGAAAAAATTGTAAGTGTAAAAGAACTTTTCCAAGCCGAGCTTGATGCTATTAACAATTATATTGTTATAATGGAAGATCGTAAAGACCTTAACGAAGATGAAATGCACACTGTAGAAGACCTTAAAGTCGTTGCTCAATATCTAATGGATCGTATTAATGACGATGTAGTAGTAGAGCCTACTAACCAAACTATACATTAATGTAATTAAACTTCTGTGTTATCTGATTGATCACCTGGTATAGGTGATGTTGTGCCTTCAGCATCTGGATTAATATCATCTGCTGATGTTGGCATATCACTTGCTGGCATTGGTGCTCCGCCAACTGCACCTAAATCATCTCCAACAACTTCTTCGCCTGGCATTTGAGATGCATTTTCTTCTGCCCATAATCTTTGATTCTCATAAATTTCGTCTTCAGTCATTTTTAAGAAACGTTTAAGAGCAAATCGTTTACTAATGTAAGGTACTTGTTGTACTTGATTAAAGATATTAACTAGTTGTGTATCTAATTCAATTTGTCTGTACTTGCCAAAGTTTTGTGGCTCGTTAAATTGTAATTCAAACATACCTGAATCAATTTCAATACCTCTGTGTTTTAAGAACATTTTAAATTCTCTGTCAACACTAGGTTGCATAAAATTTTGTATTCTTTTACAGAACTTTGTAAATCTAAATTCTTGAATGTAAGCTGTGCCGACTCTGCCGTCTGTAAATGCAGTTTGTGGATCGCTTGGTGAACTTGGTAAGTACGCACTTGGTACTCTTAAACCTTTCATTAGCTTATCATTAAAATATCTTAAATCATCTATTTCACCTAGTTGTGTTCCGCCTGGTAATGTTTCAACTTTAGATCCTCTGCCCTCTGCCGTTTGAGCAAAAAAGTAATCTTCAATCATTGATAGTGGATTGTAAGTTGCGTCCATTACATTTGAACCACCACCTGTTTGGTTTGGAATTCTTCTTTGATGTATTTCGTTTTTAACTCTTTCAATAAATGACATTGCTTTTGATGTTGGCATATTACCTACATCAATATAGAACACACGTCTTTCAGGTGCTCTTTGTACTCTGTAAATGATTATTGAATCTTCTAAAAGTTCTTTTTGTTTAAAAGTTTTAAAAATAGGTTCTAATAAACTAATTCCAAAAGGCCAAAATCTATCCATGCCTTCTGTTAAACTTAAATGTACAACGTGTGATGCATCAATTGGATATACTGTTGCATCTTTTTGAAATCTTGTTCCGCCATACCCACCAGCAGATGATTGTCCTGTTGGAGCGTATGCTCTGTTTGATTGTCCACCTGACATTGGTGAACCTAATGCTTGGTTACCACCGCTTAATGGTGAATTAAAATGTGAATAAGCATCTGATGTAATGTTTAAACTTTTAACATTAAGATCTAAGTTTTTAATAAAGTATGCTTCAGGTTTTTTACCTTTACCTTCATTAACAACAATTCTTTCAACTGTAGTTGGGTCTATCCAATACCATTTATATGTTTGCGGATCTCTGACAAACATTTGATCTCCATACTTGATAGTGTTTCGTACCATCTTGAAGCATCTTTTTTGCCATTGATTAATTTTGTTCCACTGGTGTAGTGTATCAACTAATAAACCTGATTCAGTGTCTGTTGGTTCATCTTTGTATTTGATACTAAAAGGTGAACCTGTTTCTTCATCTATTTGAGAACAAAATTCAGCAATAGTATCCATGGCCGCATTAATTTCTGTGTCAAGATCCATCATATCATATTGATAGTATCTTTCACGCCTGTTCGGCATACCAGCATACACCTCGGGTAACCAAGTGTTATACTTGCTATGAGAAGTACTCTGTCCTCCGGATGTCGAAGTACTCCCTACTGGAGAGTTCGTTCCTGATTCTGTACCGTATTCTTTAAAATATTTTCGCCAACTCATGATATATTATTTATAGTATATGTTTTCTTTGCTGTTGTCAAGTCTTTTATTAACCTTATTAAGTTGCTGTTTCTTTGGTATTACTGTTAATTTTTATCAATTCATTATACATCTTACGTAATTCAGTTATTTGATCTGCGGATAATTCGTTTGCTTTGATATATGCTTCTAGTAGTTTTTCATTTACAGTTTTATCTGGATTGTTAGAATCACCAAACATTGGCATTATTTTGATGTTTGATTTGGTAGCTGACATTCCAGTATTAGATGCCTGGTTATTACTAAACATACCAGTATATTGGCCAGACATTTGTGTATCGGTTGGCACATAATTAGTATCTTTGAATCCTGTGCCTGATGATTGTTTTTTAACTTGATCATTGAAGCTGTATCCGTACTGTCCTATGCTGTCTTGCAATGCCGCTTGATGATCTAAATTTGTATCACCATATCCAATACTAAAGTTACCTTTGCCTCTCATGAATCTATTCATGTTTTTACTTCCAGATGTGTCTTTACCTGTAGCCAAATACGTATCAATCTCACTCTTATCATATCCGCCTTCAGCTAAGAACATGGCCTTGATAGCATTCATTTGTTGTTTCGCTAATGCTTCTCTTTCTGGCGGAGCCAAATTACCACCTTCTAATTTGTTTGTAGCATCTTTGTAACTTGCCATGTGCTGATCTAATAGCTTAAATGTATCTGCATTGTGTCCGCCTGGTGTTACCAGTGCCATTGCTTTGCTTAATATTGCAACAAACATATCTGATAAGCCTGTGCTCATGCCACCTATTACATTGTTAAACATACTGCCGTCAAACAGTTGTGATATAAAGTTTCCTATCTTGTGCATATAGCCATTAAGGCCGTTAAAGAAATCACCTTTGATGTAGTTTGCTAGTGTGTCCATGGCATTCATTACCATCTCCATTACTCT